ACGGGAACTCGGGCGACGGGAACTCGGGCAACAGGAACTCGGGCAACGGGAACTCGGGCAACTGGAACTCGGGCAACAGGAACTCGGGCAACAGGAACTCGGGCAACAGGAACTCGGGCGACGGGAACTCGGGCGACGGGGTATTAAACAGTTTTTGCACAAAGCGTCAATACATGCTTTTTGATAAGCCATGCACGGAAGCGGATTATTCAAAATTAAATGAATTGCCGTGGTTATGGTTTGATTTAACGATATGGATCAGCGGTGGCGATATGACCGAAGCAGAAAAGAAAGAACATCCATATTGGGAAGTAACGGGTGGATATTTGAAGCATGTTGATTACAAAGAGGCATGGAAGAAGTGCCCTAAAGACTTCATCGATAAAGTAAAGAAGCTCAAGAATTTCAACGCAAAAAAATTTGAAGAAATCAGCGGTTTAAAAGTTTAACCGCCAGAGGAGAGTGGGATGAGGGAGATAAAGTTTAGGGCGTGGCTCAAAGGATTTTGGGGTGGTGGAGAAATTTATCCCGCAAAAATGAGTGAGCCATTTCTAATTACCGACATAACGGACTGGTGCGGAATATCTAAGTTCAAAGATTTCCATTTGAAGGATTGCGTAATTATGCAATTTACCGGACTTCTCGACAAGAACGGCAAAGAGATTTACGAGGGGGATATTCTCCTTACAAATCAAGTTCATAAACACGAAATTGTATTTTCGCATGGGTCTTTTAAGGCTTTAGAGATGGCACCAATGTTTAGTATGCGTTTTGGTGATTTCTACCTGCATGACATTTCCGATTTTCAAGACAAAATTACATCGGAAGTCATCGGCAACGTATGGGAAAACCCTAATCTCCTCACCGACGTTAAGGGGGAAGGATGAGTTATAGGAAATCCGGGAGTTATCAAATCAACTAGCGCACAGCGCGGAGAGGGGCGGGGGGATGGAAAATAAACTTAGAGTTTGGCATATTTCGCAAGTGCCAATGGATCCATTTTATGCGAAAGTTAATAGTATTCGTGAAGCAAAGTTGGTTTTAGATACTTTAGCGGCTTACGATAAATTCCAGTTTGATAATAACATTAAACCAGATTATTCCAATGCCGCTGGGCTTGAGGTATTTGAAAATGGTTCTTGGGTAGAATGGGTAGATGAGGACGGAGATAATATTGACAACACTAGCCGCCAATAGCGGTTCAATGTTCAAGCGAGGTGGGGGATGATCGAAGCACACGTTACATCTTTAGAGTTGAGCAAGCGATTGAAGGAGTTGGGCGTTCCCCAGAAAAGTATTTATTATTGGAAATTTCCTTCAGAAGATGCAAATAGAGTCCTTCCTAATGTCTATGGAGATTATAAGCCTTCGATAATAACTCAGAAATGGAAAGATAATCTCGGTGCTTGCATAATTCAATGTTCCGCCTTCCTGTCATCAGAGTTGGGGGAGTTGTTGCCATTTAGCGTTGAAGGTAATAAGTTAAGAATTATCAGAGGTGAAACACGGAATTGGCACATTTGGTATGGGCCGCCAACAGAAGGAATAATAGCAGAAAACCTTTGTGAAGCCTTAGCCAAGATGCTCATATATCTGATCGAACAAAAGTTGGTGTCGCCATGCTAAAGCTAACGGAAATGGTTGGGGTTCAATCTTCCGCCGAGTGGCTAAAACTTGTGAGGGTGGAATGAGAATAATAAAACGTGGTCGATCAGTTGATTTTGATAAGTTGAAAAAGGTTTTGCAATCAATTATATACGAACAAGCAACTTGTGAATTTTCTGGAACAAAATGGGGAGAGAAAATGCTAAAAGACTTAGACGAAGCTTTAACTACTAAGAAAGTCTAAGTAACGTGCGGGGCGTGTATAGGCGTGGCCATGAAAACAGAAATAAGCCTAATTGCGCCCCGACGAAATAACAATGGCGAGTGGCTACAGTGAGGTTCTCACAGGTTGTAGATTAGCAGGTTCGAATCCTGCCTCGCCAATAATACCGACAAGGTAAGGAAAGCAAAAGGAACATGGGTAGTTTGAGAGGTCACGTGACTCAAGCGGAGACCGTACCTGCCTTGTCTAAGATAACAAGCTAGCTGATGGTTAGTAACCTGACGATAGCAGATAGAGCTTCATCCCTCGGTTACTTATAGTAATCATGGTGAAAAATCGTTCCCTGCTAAGGGTCAGCCAGCTGTAAAGAGGAAAAGAAGATGACATCATGTTATTGTTCAGGCCCATTACCGGGACACACTTTATGCCCTTGTCAGGAAAGGGCTCTTGGGGGTAATGCAACAGAAGGATGGAAGTGTCCACAGTGCGGTAAGATTCATGCTCCGTTTGTAATGAGCTGTAATTGTATTTCGATTAAGAATTCAGGTTGTCTTTGGGATGGTATGCCGGAAATATCACCGGGAAGCGGTACTAAAATAGGTTGGTTAAGTTGTCCGTGTCCTAAGTGTAGCCCTAGATGTTAACGCACCACCAAACAAGGAGAGCGGGATGGAAGGGACATTAGATGGAAATAAAGCAGAGGATAAGCAAATACTTGGTAATGCTGATTTACAAAAGAGTTTAGGCTTGGGACAAGGATTTAATCAGGCCCCATGTCCTAATTGTGGGTATTGCCCGTGTTGCGGTAGGCCAAGAGGAAATTATCCACAATATCCAATTTATCCAATGTATCCAACATTACCATTATATCAAGTTTATTGTTAACCCCCAACGGTGAAAGGATGATTATGGACAAGGCAAAAATCAAATTGAATCCTGTTCTCAAAGTTATGATAGCAGATTTTCTATCGGGCTATGAGAATATTGAAGATGCAGCAAGCGACGATCCTTTAGTTCATGTTAAAGCTGTTCATCGCCGAGAATCCATGCTCGCACAGTCGGAGGAGGGGAAATAATGAAAGAAGTATTTGAAAGTTTTGAAGAATTAGCCCGCCAATGCACTAAAGGGGATAATGTTTTTCATAGATTTCATTTCAATAAACATGAAAATGATCCTTGCTATGCTTGGCAACAGGGGGTTCTGGAGTTCGGAAAGATGCTTGATAAATATGTCGAGTTTCCAGAAAAAGGCGTTGAATTTAAGAGCAACTGTTTAAAAGACTATAACACGAAGGTGAGAATTAAATTACCAAAGATTACAAATCAGAAGGAAACCCCATGACCCCCGCAGACGAGATTGAGAAGGAAGCGCAGGAGCTGTTTGATCTGCATTATGGACAAATTTATCAATGGCAAAATATTGCTGATGGTCCTAAAAGACAATGGCTGCAATTCGCCGCCCACGTCATCCGTGAACGCAAGAAGGCGGTGATCGAGGCGAGGATAAATGAACAAATGGTATATGGTGGTAGTAAAAGGCACGAACGTATTCCGGATTTAACATCCCAGCTAGCCGAGCTGGAGAGGGGTGAGAAATGATGCTATCTCTTGAGTGTATTGAGATAATGAGTAAATACGATGAGTGTTTCAAGAAGTTAGACGCCTACAACGCAGGGAAACTTTGGGAGGATGGAAAATGAAAAATAGACTTTTATACGCTCTTGCTGGTATCGTGGTGATCTTAACAATCGGTTCCGAAATCTGTTTTGCAGACGACTTGAAATTCAGCCTTGACGTTTCGGGGACAAGATCATGTAACCTAGCATCTAAGAACCCTAAAGAACTTAAAGAGTATTGCCGCGATCTAAAGAAGCAATATCCACACAAGAAAGAAATAATCGTTTCTACGTACATAAGAACGAACGGGTATGAACTGAAGCTCGTCATCACGGACTGCGACAATGTCCCTGAGCAATCAATCCGAGTGGATGATGTTCATTATCTTCTGTGCTATTTCGACGAGGTAATGTCTAAATGAAAACTTGGCCGAAGAATATGAAGGATGAATCAAGCGGAAGAGAGCGCACTGAGTTCCCTTCCGGCTTCAACACCGCCCTCTCCCAATGCGCAGACGCTATTGAGAGCATTTCAGGGGAGGAATTAACACAACACACCATATCTTATTTTAAATTAAATAAGATGGAATATGACAGCTATCAAGCAAGTAAATATATTGAAGCCATCCGCGCCTTCTTGATGCAGATAATTGGGAAGAGTGACCCTCGCTAACCTATCATCAAAAGGAATAGTCCTTAATGCAACACTGCTCTGTGATAAGCCGCAAGGATCTTGGTAGGGATTTAAAACCAGCCCTTGAAAAGTTCGTTGAAGTTAACGAGATAGACCACGGCGAGATCACGATCAAGGTCAAGGTCCATAATAATAAGATAATCCTGTTAAATATCAGCGAAGAAGAAAGTTTTAAATTCTGTTGAAATAATAAACCACAATGCTAATATAAAACTAATGAAACGCAATAGCTAATATAGGCCGAGCGGAAAACCGCACGCCCACTTCACCGACAATCCGTCGGAGTTGTGGGCTTTTTTATTTTATGGACATCCTGCAAATATTCTCTAAAAAGAAATCCTCAAGTATCAAGCCGCCAAAAGAGATTTATTTTATTCGCGATACCAATAACAGAACGATCGGGACCACGAACCCGGACATTATCATTTCCAAGATCAAGCAAATGGAACGAAGCGACGTGCTGTTAGTCGAAAAAATAACCGAGAAGGAATATCGTGATCGAGTTCTTTTGGAACATCATTACGACGTGCATGGCGCACCCGTTTTATAGCGCGGCGGTGGCTGTCATTATTTACGGGGCTTATCAGTCCGGGGTATGGCAGGGACGGATCATAGAACGCGACGAGTTTGAAAAAGAGCAAGAGAGAAAAGCAGATTTAAGACATTGTAATCAGCCGTATTGAGATAGAAAGTTTATTATGCAAAAGGTTTTAATAAATATCGGCGGCCAATACGGAAGATTGACTGCCCTGGAAAGAGTAGAAAATGACAAATTTAGACGCACACAATACGCCTGCCGCTGTTCCTGTGGGAAAGAGATTATAGTTGCGGCAACTTGTTTAAAGACAGGGAATACGCGCAGTTGTGGATGTCTACATAAAGAAGGATTGATTAGAAGAAATTATAAACATGGAATGTCTAAGACATACGAGAATCGTTCCTTTTCTAGAGCCAAAGGTCGCTGTGAGAATATCAATGTTAAAAGGTATAAAGATTATGGTGGTAGGGGTATTAAATTTAAATTTAAAAACTTTGAGGAATTTTTTTCACACGTGGGAAAAGCTCCGTCGTCAATTCACTCCATTGACCGTATTGATAATAATGGACATTATGAAGTTGGCAATGTCCGATGGGCAACTCCAAAGGAACAAGCAAACAATAGAAGAAAAGCTAATGTGGATCGAAAGGGTTCAAAAAACAACGCTTCTCACTTAACAAATGATGATGTATTAAAAATTAGAGAATATTATAAAGTATCCGGGCGCGGGAGTGGAGTATATTTATCTAAAAAATATGGCATAAGTACGGGTAATATTTCGCTCATTGTTAATAGGGTAACATGGAGCCATATCTAATGGAAATTCTAGGAATAATTATTTTATCTTTTATCGTCTATTACCGTACTTTTTTTTATTCGATAGTTGTCGATGATATTTCCACTTGTAAAAGAATAATAGATAACCCTGAAAAGTTTTCGCTGAAGTCGCGGTTAAAATACGGCAAGATCCCTGGCATCGTTCGATATGTTAAAGAAAGACTCTATGGGTTTGGAACTTTTGGCGTAGAGATCACCCGTGAACATATTTTTACTACTTTCCTATTTACGCTTGCAAGCGTTCTAATTTATTTATGTTTAGGAAAAAATAACATTTCTCTTTGGGCGGCAATTCTTTTTTTGCTTAATCCTATAAATAATCAGATAAGCATTTGGATTAACGGGAAACGGTATCTTATCAATGTTATTCTCGTTCTTCTCATGATCAAGTTCGCGCCCTTAGGGATATTGCTTTACTTTTTAACGCCGTTGTTTCAGATGACAGCGGTGTTCTCTCCGATCTTGTTAGGAAATCCGTGGTACTTGCTTGCTATCCCGGCAATGATCCTGATCGGGCATAGAGAAATACGCGCGAAGATCAGACAGCGATACAGGATCATTAAAGATTCTGACCGTACCGAATATCACCCGCGCCGGCTGATCATTACGGTCAAGCAGTTCGGTCATTACTTCTTTAAGATGATAGCGCCTGGTCGGTGTGCGATGACCTACGACCGTTTGTATTATTGGGGCATAACGAAAGAAGGCAACAAAGATGCTTATGCGATCAACATTGATTTTGCGCGAGGAATACTCGCTTTTATTGTTGTCGGAGTTCTTTATTGTGCGCTTCCCGGAATTTACAAGAGTTATTTATTATTTGTTGTCTTAGGCACGATTCAATGGTGCGCGGTGATCCCGGTAACACAGGACTTGGCGGATAGATACTGCAACCTTCCAAACGTCTTTATGATGTTGATCGTTTCGTATTTAGCGCAGACGTATTTAGGCGCTTACGCGGTCACGGTGCTGTTAACGCTCGCCGTTTATTATCTGTGCTATTTAATGATCGTGATGCGGATGTATCGCAATATCGGCAGTTATTGGGAGTATCACCGTTTTTATTATCCGCAGTTGCCGGCCCCGCGCAAGTACGAGATCAATATGCTTATCAATAACCGCGATTACATGGGTGCGTGGTATCTGGTCCGCGAAGGGCTAAGGCACAGCCCTAGAGAGTTTATTTTATTGCAACAGGCGGCCGTGTGCCATAAGGCGATCGGTGAGATCGGCAAGGCGCGCGATTATGCCAATCTTGCTATGGAAAATTATTATATTGGTCAGAAAGAAACGCAAGAGCCGCTGATGAAAAAGTTTTTGGATAGCTTGCCTAAGCCGGAACCCAAGAGCCGGCAGGTGCGAAGGGCAGAGGAAAGGGCGGCGAAGAAATGAACGATAAAAAAATATTCAAAGCCTTTAAAAAATTTGCAAGAATAATCAACGAAGAAGTGCGAAAAGAAAATAATGATGTTATTAAAGTCGTTGTTGACGCAGATGTTTTCAATGATCGAGAAATGCGCATGGGATATACTATCAAACAAAAATAAACCATAATTTTATTGCAATTTATTGAAATCAAACTAATAATAAATTAAGGGACATTGTAATCGTTCTGAAGATATGCACGCAAACTTGCTGTGGATTTTTGAAATGATAACAAAGGCATACGAACGAAGGTTTTACGGTTCGATAACAATAAATTTTTGTGACGGCGGAGTTACCAACGTAGAAAAAAAAGAAAGTTTTAAGCCGCCGCCTGTTTTAAAGGTCGCGGTTTTACATAAATAGTTTTTAGGGACACTTGGAATACCCAAAGCCCTCATCGGAGAAATCCGGCGAGGGCTTTTTTATTTGGAGAAAAATATGGCAGGAGTAGCCGGACGTTCAGGAAGAAAATCGACGACAGACGAACAGAAGCGCTTGCGCGTCATTGAAAAGTCTTGGGACATTATCGAAGAAGCGCTTAATGACCCGGAACTTGACATTGACAAAAAGCGCGAGATCGCCATGTCCATTGTCATTAAAAGTATCCCTCAGCAGTTTGAAGGGAAGTCCGAACTTAAAGTTACGGTGCAACACGAGGACATTGAGGAGCGTTTGGCTTGGTTCAAAACAGCATCCGCGAATTAAATAGATTAGATTGTATTGAGCTTTATAAAAAAGTCCTCCACGACTACGACGCAGAAACGATGCGCCGGTTATGTAAAGAGGATCTGTTCTTTCTCATGTTTTTTGCGTGCCGCCGTAAAGATATGAACAACGATTGGTGCTTTACGCGTGTCCGTGAGGTGGAAGCCGAACCGGACGAGCATTTAGACTTATGGAGTCGCGAGCATTACAAGTCGAGCATCATTACTTTCGGGAAAACGGTGCAGGACATTTTAAACGATCCTGAACTGACCGTAGGTATTTTCAGTCACACGCGCCCGATCGCAAAGGCGTTCTTATCGCAGATCAAGCGCGAGTTCGAGCAAAACACGTTTTTAAAGGGGTTATTCCCCGACGTGTTGTGGTCCGATCCGCAGAAAGAAGCGCCGAAATGGTCTTTAGACGACGGGATCATCGTAAAACGCAAAGGCAATCCGAAAGAAGCGACCGTTGAAGCGTGCGGGCTAGTGGACGGACAGCCGACGTCAAAGCACTTTGGTCTGCTTGTTTACGACGATATTGTTACGAAAGAGAGCGTCAGCACTCCTGAAATGATCGCGAAGGTAACAGAGTCGTTTGGGCTATCGCTAAACTTAGCGGCGACCCCGTGCCGTAAAAGATTTATCGGGACCCGGTATCACGCGATGGACACGTATCAGACGATCATGGACAGAAAGACAGCCAAGCCGCGGATATACGCCGCAACGAAAGACGGGACGTTAAACGGAGATCCGGTGTTTTTAAGCCGCGAAGTTTTAAATAAGAAGTTCGAGGACATGGGAAGTTACGTGTTTTCATGCCAGATGTTACAGAATCCTTTGTCGGACAAAGCGATGGGCTTTAAAAAAGAATGGCTGATGTTTTATTCGATCATCAGAAACTCGTCGAAGTGGAATTTTTATATTGTTGTTGACCCGGCAAGTGAAAAGAAAAAGGGAAGCGATTACACGGTTATTTTGGTTATCGGGTTAGCGCCTGATGGTAATTATTATTTAGTTGACGGATTACGCGATCGTTTAAACCTGACGGAAAGAACGAAAAAACTATTTGGATTTGTCCGCGATTGGTCGCCGGTCAATGTCGGCTATGAAAAATACGGGCTTCAATCGGACATTGAACACATTAAGTACGTTCAGGAGCAGGAGGGTTATCGGTTTAGGATCACTGAGTTGGGCGGGCAACAGCCGAAGAACGACCGAATCCGCCGGTTAGTACCGATATTTGAACAGGGCAGATTTTACTTACCGCACAATCATACATTTATCAGCGCGGAAGGCAAAGCGGTTGATCTTATCCGGGTATTTATTGATAACGAGTACAGTTCTTTTCCGGTGTGTAGCCACGACGATATGTTGGATTGCATGAGCCGGATCGTCGAAGAAGATTTAGGGGCGAATTTCCCGAAGATCGAAGAAGAAGTACCGTTGTCTATCGTAAGCGCGCATACCGCGCATGACGTTTTATCGAGAGGGAATACGGAAACAGTTTTAAGCACGAATATTGAACACAATTTAACAACGATGACTTGGAAACAAGCCATGACGAGGAGATAAAACTATGTGCTTCGGCGGTAAACCTAAAATGCCAGATCAACAGCCGGCGCCAGTCGTTGCCCCGGCTCCGACAGTTCTTCCGACCGAGTTTGGTTCTTCAGGTTCTTCGGAAGCGGATCGCAGAAAAAAAGTCAATATGCTCCGCATGGGGCTATCTTCAACGATCAAAACACCGCTAGGGCCGGCTCTTACTCCGGCTAATCCAACGGGCAGACCAACACTAGGCTAACTATGGCAGAGAAAAAGATCAGCGCAGGTTCAACTTTAAAGATCGAATCGAATAAGACGTTTAATTCGATGCTCAGTCTTTTGAATGTTTATATCCCTGCCTATAAAGACCTTTCAGCTTATATTGACCCGACACGCGGTATCTTTAACGGCGACCGCACGAAGATCGGGAAGATGATCGACCATAAGACACTTGTTGACAGCCACGCTTCATTTGCCAAGCGCACAACGTCAAGCGGGATGCAAATGGGCATGACCGACCAGAGCCGTCCGTGGTTTAAGTTGACGCTTGAAGATATTTTGTTGACCAATGTTCCTGGGATGCGAGAGTGGGTTGATGAAGTAACAAAGCGGATGCTTGCGGTTATGAACAAGTCAAATATTTATAAGGTTTTTCAGCAGTGCTACGACGAAATAACGCAGTTCGGGACGGGTTGCTTTATTATCCTTGAAGATTTCGAGGACGTTATCCGCGGAAAGAGTTTTACCGCCGGCGAGTATATGCTTGCGACGGATAACAAGGGCCGCGTTAACCGTTTCGCCCGCGAGTTTGAAATGACGATCGGGCAGATGGCGCGCGAGTTTGGGTATGAGAGCTTGTCGGAAAGCTCTAAAGCATTTTATAACACGAACCAGATGGACGTTTCAATTAAGATACGGCACTTGATCGAACCGAACAATACCCGTATCCCCGGCTATCAAGACTTCTCGAATATGGCGTATCGGTCTTTGTATTGGGAAGCCGGCACGAATACAGGCGATGAATTTCTAGCCAAACGCGGATATAAAAGCTTTCGCGTTATCGCACCGCGTTGGGATGCGCCTACGACCGACACCGTTTTGGGTTATGGTCCTGGCTGGTACGCTATCGGGGACATTAAAGAGCTTCAGGCGACCGAGAAAGACGCGCTTTTAGCACAGCAGAAACTAGGCGATCCGCCAGTCCTTCAAGATTCTTCGGTTGTCGGACATTTGAATAAGTTGCCGGGCGGCATCACTAAAGTTGACAGCGCGGTTCCAAACTCGGGTGTTCGTCCGGCTTATCAGGTTGACCCTCACCTTGAAGCGTTCCAAGCCAAGATCGAAAGTCTGCACCAGAAAATTGACAAGCACTTCTTTGCGGACATCTTCCGCATGATCTCAAATTTAGAGGGTCAGCCCAACATCACAGCTTTTCAAATCGCGCAAATGAAGCAAGAGCAGATGATGATGTTGGGACCGATCCTTCACTCTTTAAACGACGAAATGCACTCTCGGGCTATTGATATTATTGCCGAGATCATGCTTGACGCGGGGCTTATTCCGCCGCCGCCTCAGGCTTTGCCGGAAGGAACAGAGTTAAAGGTTCAGTTCTTGTCCGTTTTGGCACAAGCGCAGAAGTTGATGGGCGTTCAGCAGATCGAAATGACCTTAACGTCTTTGGGTAATTTAGCTCAGGTTTATCCTGGAATTACGGACAATGTGGATGTTGACGAAGCCGCGGTCGAGATCATGGAAGGCAATAGCGTACCCGGCAAGATCATTAAGTCTAAAGAGCAGATCGCCGCGGAGCGCGAGCAAAGACAAACACAACAGAATCAAATGATCGCCTTGCAGGCAGGAACACAGGTCGCGGATAGCGCGGCGAAGTTAGCGAAAGCGCCCGGCAAGGGTTCGGGGTCTGTGTTAAATGATTTAGGTAACACGTTAGTCAAGCAATAATTTAATAGGGACACAGAGATTACCTCTATCCCGCTTTAGGTCAGGAAACTGATCTTTTGCGGGATTTTTTATTTATGGGACACGAACTTTTAGACACCAAAAAGGAAGAAAAGCGTGAGGACAAAGCGGCGCGCAAGCGCAGACGCGAGCTGGCAGATATTCGCACGGTATTAAAAACGCCGGAAGGCAGACGTTTCTATTGGCGGGTTATGGCACACGCCGGAGTATTTATTCGCAGTTACACGGGCGAGGTTAACTCGACGATGTTCAACGAAGGAAAGCGCGACGTAGGGAATTGGCTGTTTAACGAATTGTTCGACGCAAATCCAAACATTTATACGCAGATGAGCCAAGAGAACGATTCGGAAGTTGAAAGCGAAAAACGCATTGAGGAAATGGAACAGAAACAATCGGATTTATTAACTTAGGAGAATTTCAAATGAAGAAGATTTTTTTACTATTGGCATTTTTTCTTTTGATCGCTACGTCGGCAAGGGCGGAAGTTTTAAAGACCGCTTCCGGTCATGGGTACGAAGGGGTTTTGTATCAAAACAGTAGCGGCGGATCTTTGCAGATGAATGTTCCTTCGGGAGATATTGGGACCATTAACCGCACGATCATCGGATTGGGAGCTAACGGTCAGTTGGACGTTGTGGGGACGCTAACGGGTAGCACTTCAACAAATCTTATCAGCGCGACAAATTCAGCGGCATCTGCCTCTAATTACGTGACGATCGGCGTTGCTGGGGATGTCACCAATACCGGAACAAATTCTGGTGGGACAGGACACTTAATTGGGACATGGGGGCGTGCTACCGAAGGAACCAATGGCGCTTTTACTCTCATGGGCGCTGAAGGGCGCGTTGACGGACGAAGCAACTCTGCAAACACCTATTACGGTCTTGTTTCTTATGTCTTATGGCAGGGGACGGGTACATTAAGCGATAGTTCTACTTTTGCAGGTCTTAGGGTTCAGCGGGAACTTACCACCGACGGGAACACGGCTAATCCCAAAGCAAATGGAAATTCTTACGGGATAGATATTGCTAATGCCGTAGGTTCAAAAAATAACTTTGGTATTTACGTAGAGCCGCAGAGTGGCGGAAGCTCAGCAAACGTAGGGATTGCTGTCGGGGCTTCAACTACGGCTAACCTTTGGCTTAACTCTAACGCTGATCCGACCACAGCGGCAGGTGGTATTTATTTTGGGTCCAGCCTTGACACCGATCTTTATCGGTCAGCCGCAGGGATTCTTACTACCGACGTTAAATTCACTTCAAAAGCAACATCTGACATCGGCTGGTCCATTCAATCAGCCGCAAATCAGGCGTGTAATACGACCTGCACACACGCCTGTGTATTCGGTCAGGAAACAACTAGCAAAGCCATTTTAGCGTGTACGGACGCAACGGCAGATACCTGTCTTTGTGCCGGTGCCAACTAATAACAATCAGATCATCTATCTAGCCCGCTGGGATGGGTAGAAATCTAAAGGAGAACGTAATGAATGAAGTAAACACAGAAGCACCCGTTGAAGAAGTTGTTGTCGCAAAGACACCGGAATCAACCCCGGCGGCTGAAAGCGAAGCGACGTTACTCGGCGGCGAAGAAGCAAAACCAGAAGCAAAGGTTGAAACACCCGAAGAAAAAGCGGCTGTTGAGGCCGAAAACAAACGCTTACTCGAAGCTAAAGACGAGGACTTGACGCCGGAAGATTTGGCTAAAAAGCAGGAACTTGTCAAAGCCCAAAAAGAAGCGGCCGACAAGACCGTCCCTGAGAAGTACGAGGTCAAGGTGGAAGGTTTTGAGGTTGATGCGACCTTGTTAGATGCGCTAACGCCTGTGTTTAAGAAGCACAACTTAAGCCAAGCGGCAGTTCAAGAGCTGGCAGAAAGTTATGCTCCCGTGGTTAAAGCGCAGGTGGAAGCATCCGATAAAGCAAAATTAGACGCCTGGAAAGCTGAAATTGAAGGGTGGAAGAAGGAATCGACAAAGATGCTTGGGGCAGAAGCGCCAAAAGAATTGGCGTTTGCGGCTAGGTTCATCGACAAATTTGGTGGACCGAAACTTCGAGAATTATTTAACGATACCGGACTCGGCAATCACCCGGAAGTTGTAAAGGCGTTAATTAAAGCAGGAAAGGCGATCAGCGAAGATGCGTTCGTTGATCCGAATAACTTATCAACTAAAGGCTCCGTTGATCTCTACGATCACCCGACGAGCCAAGCGACATTAAAATAAAGGAGTAATCTCATGGCAGTTTTAGGAACATCACGCCCGACAATTTTGGACGTTGCTCGCGCAACGAATCCAAACGGCACTATCGCCGACGTGGTTGCCAGTATGCAACAGTACAACGATATTTTTGATGATATTCCCTGGTACGAAGGGAACCTGGCGACGGGTAATTTAACGACCATCCAAACGTCTAAAGCCGCGCCGACAAAGCGCTTGCTTAACAACGGTGTCGCTCCGACCAAATCCACAACCGGTCAGATCAACGACGCTTGCGCGATCTACGAAAACCGTTCTCACGTTGATATTAACGTGGCGAACTTAAACGGAAACCTTAAAGCCTTCCGTCGCACCCAAGACCTTCCGATGATCGAAGGGTTCTCTGATGCGGTCGCTTCCGACCTCATCTACGGGGATTCTGCAAAGACACCGGAAGCGTTTAACGGTTTTGCCTCTCGCTATTTCAGCTTGGGTACAACCTATGACACCTACACCCAGATCATTGACGGTGGTGGTACAGGCACTGACAACACCTCGATGTGGTTAGTTCTGTGGGGTCCGGGCAAAGTGTTCGGTGTTTATCCTAAAGGCACTCAAGCTGGTTTGAAGTTTGAGGATTTAGGTATTCAAGAAATCATTACCTCGACGACAACGGGCGCAACTTTACGCGCTTACGTTTCTTGGATGCAATGGCTTTGCGGTTTAGCTGTTGCTGATCGTCGTTGCGTTGTTCGTATCGCAAACATCGACGTTAGCAACTTGTTAACGGCAGGGGACACGTCGGACACTTCGGCTAATCTCTTGAAGTTAATGAGCCGCGCGATCGATCTTCTTCCTCCGGGAATGAGCGGAACGCCTGTTTTCTATGCGAATCAGACGGTTCGTTCCATGCTTCGCGTAAAGATGCAAGATAAGGCTAACCTTTTCTTAACTGAAAGCGGTTTGTCTTATGGGGTTGAAGGTATCACACGTCGTCCGGTTCTGCAATTCCAGGGTATTCCTGTTCGCAGAATTGACGGCATTTTAAGCACAGAATCGGCTATCACCACACACAGCCGTTAACATTTAACCTGCTTAATTGCAGAAAGGGGTCAACCATGTTTTTAGATGCTTTAGCACTTTTAGGCGATGCACAGTCATCTACGGTGTCTGTCGCTTCGACCGATTACATTGACACATTGGCAACAGGCCAGCAATACGAGGGATGCTTCTTCGTCAATCGTGTTGATACCGCGTTTGCTTCTAGCGGGACTACGACCTGCACGTTTCAGTTGCAAACCTCGGACGATTCTTCGTTCTTGGATGCGACAACTGCCACGCTTGCGGCTTCTAGCGCGTTTACTGCCTCGCAGTTAACCGCCGACAAGCAATGGGCGGTACGTATTCCGGCAACGGGGGTTAAACGCTACCTTCGCGGGTACAAGGTTATGAGCGCAAATAGCGGCGCGAACTATTGGACTGCCGCTGTGTATGACACGTTCATCGCCAAAGACATCGACGTAGCAACAGCACAACGCTACGTGATCTAACAATAAGAAAGGGGATATTTAATGAAATTTGTAGCGATCAGAAAGAGCCATATTTTTGGCAGAATTTGGGAAGTTGGAGATGTTATCGAATTAAAAGACTGTCCGAGCAAACACTTTGCACCGGCAGATGATAACGGAAAGCCGATCATCGAAGAAGCCAAAAAAGAGGTTCTGCACGATCCGATGAAACCTGAGATCAGAAGCGATGAGCCGATCTCATTGTCAGCGCTGTCACAAATTCCGCAAGCGCAGGGTGGATTCGCAAGTTCATTAAATAAACCGTTAAGAGGTCGCCCTAAGAAGGCGTAAAGGTGATGGGGGCCGGGGCAACTCGGCTCCCATAACCATTTGAGGGGTATATGACATCAGCAGAGAAGAAATTACAGATTGCAAATATGGCGCTTTTGCACTTGGGGCAGATGAAGATCACCCAAGCGCAGTTGACAGCGGCGGCTATCCCTTCAGCGTTGGCTATTGATCTATTTTGGGACCCGTGCCGTGACGAGGTTTTAGGGGAAAGCGACTGGCCGTTTGCGACCTGCACCGAAACGCTATCAGCTATTTCAACGATCACTGACGCCGAATATGAGTACGTTTATACCTATCCGACAAGCGCCGTATCGAGCGTTTGGGCTGTTTTTGATGAAGGGTCTGCTGACAAAAAAGAAGAACAGGAATTTATTGTTAAGTACGTTCCGGCGTCGTCGAACAAGTTTATTTTCAGTCATCTTTCCGATGCCATTGCCGAGTACACCTATCAGGTAACGGACGCCTTGATGTGGTCGCATAAGTTCAATATTGCATTTAGTTATCGTTTAGCGGCGGAGATATGCGTTCCGATCACAGGCGACGTTAATAAAGGTTTGCAGCTTATGCAGGTCTATAACGCAATTCTAGGCGAAGCCAAGAGAGTTGGCGCGTCTGAAAAGGTCAAGAAGCCAACACAAACTTCCAAATATTTAGAATCCCGATAATGTCCTTACTAAAAAAACTTATGGCGGTATTTACGGGCGGAGAAGTATCTCCAGCCCTTTATTCCCGCGTTGACGTTGACCGATACAATTCTTCGCTTAGAACAGCGAGGAATTTTATTATTCATCCTACCGGCGGGGCAAGTAATCGTCCGGGAACAAAGTTTGTCGGAGCCGCGCATAACGGATCTGACAGAATAATTCTGCAAGAATTTGTCTTTAGCAGAACACAGGCTTATATCTTAGAGTTCGGAAACCGTTACATCGGGTTTTATACCGACGGAACCGTTATCGCAAGCGGTGGAACGCCGTACACCATAACATCCCCTTACGCCATTGGTGACGTTGAAGATCTCCGCTTTGAAAGTTCCGCAGACGTTATTTGGATCACTCACCCAAGTTATAAGACCAGAACATTGACCCGCTACGGTAATGCGAGTTGGACGCTTTCAGCTTACGACCCGGAAGATGGTCCGTTTATGGCGGAAAACATTGTTGAAAGCAGTTCTCTGACCGCCTCAGCCGTTACGGGAACGAATATCACGCTCACGTTATCCGCTTCGATCTCCTATGACACAACGATAGACGCTTTGCTACATTTTGACGGGACTAATGGGTCAACCACAGTAACCGAAGAAACCGGGCGAATTGTAACCGTTGTTGGAGATGCTCAAATTTCAACTGCACAGAGCGTATTGGGGGGGTCATCGCTAAGGCTTGACGGTACGGGTGACTACGTTTATTTACCAGATAGTGCCGATTGGTATTTTACGGGAGATTTTACTATTGCCGCAAGAATAAGGTTAGATTCCACGGCGCAAAACTTTGAGATTGCAAATCAGTCAGTTAGCGCTACTTCATATTGGAGATTTTATTGGAGCTATCTCGATAATAAATTAAAATTTTCTTATGAGAATGGCGCAACATCTATTTTTGCGTCAGGAAATTGGACTCCTGCCGTTGATACTTGGTATGAGGTTAGGGTAGTTAGAAGCGGCAACAACTTTCATTTATTTGCGGGTACTAGTGGCGGCACAATTACCCTTTTGGCAACGACTGTTGACGCAGACGCTTTCGTTAATCTTGCATCCTTTCTCTATATTGGGGTTTTTATATCAACGGCAACAAATTATACTAAGGGATATATCGACGAGTTTGTCCTTTATAATGGGACAGCCACGCATACGGCAACATATTCATCTTCTAACACAGCGACGGTCTACGCGACAACAACGTCGGTTTTTCTCTTTAGTCCTCTACATATCGGCGCGCTATTCAAGCTAAGACATTACATTGAAGGGCAGACCGCATCAACGGCTTTCGGAAGTGCCACGACGGGAAGCAGTATTAAGTGCTTTACGACATGGCGACTAATCACTCACGGGACATGGACCGGGACGCTTAAAATACAAAAATCTACTGATGGGGGAACGACATGGAAAGTCCTTCGTACATTCACGTCGGTTAATGACTTTAACGCAAATACATCGGGAACAGAAGATTTAGAGCTTAACCAAACGCCGTTTCTTATCCGCGCGAACATGACATCGTACACAAGCGGCACGGCTAATGTTGATCTTACAAGCGATCCGTTCTATCAAGACGGCATTTGCCGAATCACGTCATGGAACAGCAATACATCCGTTCAAGCGACCGTATTGCAAGAGATAGGGGCTACGACAGCGACAATTTCATGGTTTGAGGGTTCATGGTCGGATTATCGCGGGTATCCGGCGGTCGCAAGGTTTTACAAAGACCGTCTGACATTTGCCAGCACGCCGTCAGAACCGCAGACGTATTGGATGACAAAGACGGGGAATTATTACAGCTTTAATCGGAATATCGCTTTATTGGACGATGATTCGATCACTAACCCTTTACCGAGCCGTCAGCTTAACGCGATCAATGCTCTTGTCGCATTTAAAAAGCTGATTGCTTTTACATCGTCATCGAATTGGTCTATTGGTCCTATCGACACGACAGCTTTAACGCCGACATCGGTTAACACTGACATCGAGGAATACACGGGATCTGCCAATATCGCGCCGGTCGTGTTGGGAAATGAGGTTATTTATAACGAGTTTGGCGGAGAGATCATTACGTCCGCCGGGTATCAGTTGGAACGCGACAGCTTTGTCGGAAGCGAGCTAAATATTTTAGCAAGGCACTTGTTTGAAGGGTACACGATCAAGAAATTGGCGTACCAAAGAAAGCCCAACGGCATTGTTTGGGCTTTGCGTAGCGACGGGGTATTGCTTTCGATGACATATTTGCGAGAGCAGAATGTCTTAGCGTGGGCGCGGCACGACACGGGAGGCGGAGAAGTCCTTTCAATTTCTGTTATTCCGACAACCAGCGGAGATGACGAGCTATGGATGTCCGTTGAACGCTCAAACGGCGTTTATATCGAATCCTTGCGCGGTCGCCGTCAGACAGATATTAGCGATCACGTATTTCTTGATTCTTATGTCGAGTACACAAGCCCGACAACGGTATTGAGCAGTTTGGATCATTTGGCAAGTACAGTCGTGGGAGTTCTTGCCGATGACGTTGATCTTGGAACGATGACCGTTTCCGCTTCAGGAACGCTCGGGATTTCTTCGGGGTACACTTCGGTTTTCGTTGGCGTTCCAATCGAAAGCGATCTTGAAACGCTCGATATTGATATGCCGATCGGTGCGGGAACAATGCAAGGACAGACAATAAAGGTCGGGAACGTGACGTTTAAATTGGTTAACACCCGCGGCGGATATATCGGTCCTAACAGCGACACGCTTTATGAGGCTTTTACCTACGAAGCGCTAAACAATGCGTATTTGAGAGAACACAGCACGACATTAGGCGTTACGTCAGAATTTTCAGGGATCGTCAGAGCGCCGCTAGGTGCAGGAGCGCAGACAGCCGGTCGCGTGTTTATCCGTCAGTCGCGTCCATATCCGATCACAGTGGGGCAGATCATACCTGAAATTTCTCCGGGGGGTTCTGTTTAATGACGTATTACGACCGTGACGGGATCATCGTTCGTGACTCGACAGATGCAGACGCCAAGTATATCGGCGAGAATATGAGGGAAGCGGACAAAGAGGAAATTTGGGCGAGCGATAACCATACGCCTTTGGATGCTATGAAAATTTCTTTGGATCAATCGTTTATGTGTTTGACCGTTTTAGATAAGAATGTTCCGGTTTTAATGTTTGGAATTGTTCCAATATCATTACTTGGAAAAAAAGCGACGATTTGGATGCTTTCTACCGACGGGATAAATAATATTAAGCGCCGTTTCATACGCAACAGCAGGTCATTTATAAAGATATTTTTAGGATATTTTCCTATCCTTGAAAATTACGTTTACGAAAAGAATGTTAAAAGCATCGAATGGCTAAAGATGTGCGGGGCAAATATCGAAGAAGCGATGCCTTTCGGGGTAGAGCAGAAATTATTCAGGCGTTTTACATTTAACAGAGGTGAATACATTGTGTGATCCGACGGGTGGGGTATTAACAGCAGTAGCGATCGGCGCGACAGCGACCGCAGGCGGCACGTCCGCTTATAGCCAATATCAGCAAGGCGCTTCGCAGAAGAAATATTATAATTCGCTCGCTGACCGTAGCACAAAAGAAGGTCAGGCGGCGCTAGAAACCGCCGATCGGCAAAGTACGGCGGTGCAGGACACGGCAAAAATTTCCGGCGAGCGTTTAGCGAAAGATCAGCAAAGGTTTAACGCAACGACCCGTTCCGAACTATCGGCGCGCGGGATCAGCGGAGCTATGGCAGAGGACTTGATTTCTTCAAACTTTACTAACGAAGAAATGGACAAGCTCATTTTAAAAAATAACGCCGATTTGAAGTCTTGGGAGATCAACACTCAAGGTGCGTATTCAAATTGGGCTTCGATAAACGAAGCTAACGATTACCGCTATGCCGGGAAATCTGCAAAGAGAGCCGGGGCTATCGGTGCGTTTACGACGTTGTTAGGAACCGCGGCGCAGGTGGCAAGTATGAGCGCGGGAGCCGGTTCCCCTAAAGGCGGATCAGTAACAAATACGGGTGGTCCTGTTAAAATGAGATACGGGACAACTCAAACTGTACGATAAGGATAATTTAATGGTTAAGCTACCGATCTACGAACAGCAAGTTCAGCCCGACACGGCGGTTATTCCAAGCGCGCCTAAGAATACCGGGAATCCCGGACTTGTGCTTTCTTCGATGAACAAAAACGCCGAGGCGGTACAAAACGCCGCTCAAGCCGTTGGCGATGTCGGGCAGAAACTTTATGCCCACGCGCAGAAGTTACAGACACTTCAATTAAAGAAGAAGAACGCCGAGCTTGACACGCAGTTCCGTCAAGATTTGCAGGACAAACTTTACAGTCCTGACAATGAAGTTGTAAAAATTAACGGTGCTGACGTCGAGCGTCCTATCGGAATTTATAATCGTTCGCTAAAGCAAGCGGAAGGTTCAAAGACGGAGTTTGACGAATATTATGCGACCACAAGACAGAAGTATTTAAGCCAAGTCACTGATCCTGACGCACAATTAGCGCTCGCCAATTCGCTCGACAATCAATACTTTTCTGCTCGGGATAATGTTATTTCCCACGAAGCAAAGCAAATGCGCGAAGATTTGGTAAATGGTTTTAAGTCAAATATCTCACAGCAAATCAAAGACGCGGCTAATTCAACGGATTTAAAGTCTTTAACGGAATCGGTTAATAACGCTGTTGAAACGCAAAAATCTTTAAACGAAGCGCTTGGACTTGACAGTGCAACGGCAAAACTCGCGGAACAGAAAACGATCGCTGACGTTATCGAAAGCTCGACGAGCGCGGCTTTAATGAATGACTTGTCCGGGGCTACGTCAATGAAACTGCTCGATGCGGCAAAGCCCGTCTTAGACGCTAAAGATTACGACGAGCTTGCAAGCGGTATCAAGGTCAAGTCCAAGAAGATCATTGAGGACACCAAAGCAAGCGTTAAACTTGCAAAGAACATTAACAGCACGAAGATTTTAATGGAAGTCGCTGACGGGAATTTCTCTGTCTTTAATGTCAAAGAACTTAACCGCATGGCGAACAACGGCGAGATCAGCAACGAAGCGGCGACCGCGGCGATCCGCGCCATTGAAAAGCCGATCTCTGACTACGACATCAAGCCCGACGATGAAGCGTTCATGCAACGCGCTAAAGGGATATTTGAAGCGTCGAACCCAGCGGACATGGAAAAAAATTTGATCGACGTCTTGGACGGGTTTTCTTCGGGAAGTTTAAGCCAGGAGAGAATGACCTTGTTATTTCAGGCGGCTAAAGGGCAAGGTTCCGAGAAGGCGACCGCATACCGCGAAAACTTTAAGAAGATTTATGATTGGGGCGTTGACGCAGGTGTTCCCGTAACGTATCAGTCGCAGGTGGCTAAAGATTACGTTGAGGGAATTAACGCCGGGAAAGACCCGGTTGAAGCGGCAGAGGTGGCAATTAAGCGAGCTTCGGCTTCGCAGAATGAAGGCGTTGGCGCGGATAATTTAAGGGTAAGCGAGAACCCGAAAGAAAACATCGGGTTTTCTGATCGGGTAATGACTTCGCCGGTTATGAACACGCTTTTTGAAGGATTGACTAAATTCTCGCAGAACCGGGCTGTTAAGGTCATCGGTTTAGGTCAAGCCGGGATGGTCGAAGGCGTTGGCGGTGCGGCAAAACTGGTCGGACTTAAAGATTTTGGCGAGGCGGTATCTAAAGAATCGAAGCTGATGCAAAAGACCTTTGAGATCAAGGACCCGACGTTTTTGGACAAGCTCGGTATGGGCGCAAGTTCGTCATTATCATTCTTTGTTCCCGGTCTTGCGGTGGCAAAGGGTGTCAATATGCTCCGCGCCGCGCCGGTGATAGCGGTTGCGCTTGGGGTTAGCACGTCATCTGTCATGGAATCAAGTATTGAAGCCGGAAATAACTACGAAGAAGCCAAGCGCCGCGGTATGACCGACGAACAGGCAAAGCAAGTCGGCGGGGTAACTTTTTGGCTTAATATGCCGCTTTTGGTCGGTACAAACGTACTTGGCGGGCTATTTAATCCCGAAGGACAAGCTGTAAAAGAAGCCGGTAAAAAGATGACCGTTGACCGTATTATCAATGCGGTTGCAGAAAAAGGCGTTAAGCCGGCGGTCGCGGAAGGCACTCAGGAAGGTTTGCAACAGGTGTCGCAGAACGTAGCGATCGGTGATCCTGCCCTGCAAGGCGCGCGCGAAGCGGCGGTGATCGGTGCGATTGTCGGTTCTGGTCTTGGCGCGGTAACGAGCTTTGATTCAGGCGCAAAGACAAAAGATGTTCCCACGGCTAAAACCGAAGCTCCGGCAGTTAAAACTGACGCTCCGATAGACAATACCGTTAAAGATTCCACGGGAAAACCGTTAGAGATCAACACCGAAGCAGATAAAATTTCCCAAGAGATCGCGGTTAAAAAAGCCGTTGTCGCGCAGGCGGTCGCGGGCGTTGAAACGATAGAAAACGGCGGGAACTCTAAAGAGGTCGCGCTTAATTCACGCCTTGCAGGGAACTTGGAAATCATCAACGGGTTTAATAACGCCGACGTTAAGATCGAAGCGGCGAAAGATATTGAACGTGCATTGTTCGAGTATTTCATGCAGGACGGCAAGAGCAAAGAAGAAGCCGCTGTTATGGCGCAGAACATCAGCCAACAAGCGACACAGGAACTGATGAAAACGCAGAATACGGAGAAGTTCCGCGAAGCGCTTATTAAAGTCCTTCAAGAAACTATCCCGACGTGGCGATTAACCGCGCCGGACACTCTGACGGTAAACGAAGCCGGAGAAACCGCCCAGGAAGTCGCTAAGAACGAAGCAGACAAGCTAAAACAGCTTAATATTTTAAGAGAATACGAGTTTTCGCGTGGAAATACCGAAAATGTGAAGAAAATTGACGCTATGATCGAAAAACAGACCGCTAGGATGGCCCAACAAGGCACGAAATCTGTTGAAAGCACCATAGCTGAAGGTGAAAAGATCGTTAAAGACGGCGGTATTAACGGTAAACCTTTACCGTCGGAAGATTTAAACATTATTGACCAGAGTGTTGCGGATGCAAAAAAGACAGTTCAGGGGGGTGATTTAAGTGTCAAAAATGAAAAAACCGGCAAAGAAGTCAATGCCAATGAAAAAGGGTTGCAAGTAAACGCAGATCCGGGGGCAACTCCGGCACGCGTTCTTCCTACGGGAACGGTCAAAAAATCAGCCGCGTATCAGAGAGCTTTGGAAAGATATACCGAAGAACTTAAAGGACAGCCGGAAGCTAATTATACGACGATAAATCTTGCAGATCAGATGGCGAGAGCAATTAAATTCGTTGACGAAAATCCGAAACTTGCCAAGAAAATAGCTTACGGTATGGAACCTGCACCGTCGGGATTGAGGGAATCGGCTGTTTCAATAGCGTATAACGAAAAAATGTATCAAGAAGGGAATATGGGGGAGTTCGGGAAATCTTATCGTTCCCGGAGTTTAAGACAGACCGCGCGCGGACAGGAGATCGTATTAGAAAAAGCCGCAGAGGTTAATCAGAACCATCCGCTATACTTCGCCCGTCAGGTCATCGAAGCGCGGACCGCGCAGATCGGGAAAAAACTTTTTGAAATTAGCAAAGACAGCAAAACGGAAGCTCCCGTTAAACGCGCATTAAAGAAGATGAACGAAAAAACCGAAAGTCTTAAAAAAGAGATCGTTGACAGCAAGACTTTAGACATAACCGAAGCGCAGAAAATTATTGATTCACTTATTTGTTAAGGGGTAAAAAATGGCAAAATCAAGTTGTATCATGGTATCTACCGCCGAGAAGATGAAGCAGGCGCTTCGTGACGGAGAGATCAATATTAAGGATCTCTATTCAATGACTTCCGATGAACGCAGGGGAGTTTTTGAACAATTCGCATCAACAGAGCTTGCCCAAGAAATAAATACTTCATTTGAACGGGCTATGGTATCAAAGCAGAAGGCCGCTTTACAAAATTGGGCTGAAAAGACCTTTACCCCGAAACAGCGGACATCAAAAGCATATCAGAACGTCGTTGACCGCATTAACGAGCTTGACGAATTGGGCGTTTTAAATAAAGAGAATGCGGACAGCTATCTTAAAGATTTAATTTCCGATCAAATGGGCGCTTCCGTTTCCGTCGAGGAAATAAAAACCATTTCCGAAAAAACCGCGCGGCTTAACGAACTTTACAATCAGCGCGATAAATTTGGGCTTCCCGACATTGGCTATTGGCAAGCGCGCAAGGATATTGACAACTACGTTGCCGGACTTGTTCCGTCGTCGCCTTTGAAAGTCGCAACATCCGTTGCCGGACGTGGGGCTATGCTGTTATCGGTTAAGTCGCCATTGACAAACATCATTTCCAACACGGTCATGGGCGTTACGCAAGCATTTGAACGCCGGATCGCATCAAAAACTTATCAAGGTTTAAACGGGGATTTTGCGCTTGATTACGTTAAGAAGGTAAACGAAATTTATCAAGCGTCAGGGTTCGACGTCAGCCGCATGGAATCCATAGATCAAGGACAGAAACGTCTTGGCGAGGAGATGGCAACCTCGCAGGGTGAAGGGAAAGTCCGCGAGTTGGGGCGATGGTATGAGGACGTTGTGTTTAAACAAATGATGGGCGCGCCGGACGTGGCGTTTTCAGCGGTGGCTTTTGCGGATTCCGCTAACCTGGCATCGAGTAAACTTGCCAAAGGTGATAAGGCTAAGGCATTAGAGATATTCCAGGACGCTGTGAAAGTTGAACCACAGACCGTTAACGGCGAAATCGTTCGCGCTCAAGCTATCGCTGACGCTCAGTATTCGACTTATACCAACAAAGGCGGGTACAGCGATCTTGCTTTAGGGCTTCGCAATGTTTTAAATAACGCTTCCGGCGATATTCGTTTAGGAGATCAGTTAATGCCGTTCGTTAAAACCCCGGCAAACGTGGTTCAAGCCGGCATTGACGTCGCAGGTGTCGGTGCTTTCCGTGGATTTTATAAACTTCCTGAAGCGATCGAACAAATGAAGCAAGGCAACGGCGAGCCGATGCGCGAAGCTGTCCGATTATTTACCCGTAGCGGTCTTGGATTTACGCTTGCGCTGGTTCTTGCTCATGCTTTTAACCCGGACGATTTTATCGGTGAATATAAATTTTTATCACAAAAAGAACGCGATCTAGTAAAGGCAAAAAATGCGACATACAACTCGATCAAGGTAGGAGATAAGTATATCTCTCTTGATTATCTTGGTCCTTTAGCTTCCGCTTTCGTTGGTCTTATGTACGCTAAAAAGTACGGCGACACCTTGCCGCAGAAAATCTATCAATACGCTAAAGGAGCCGGCACTCAAGCGGTCAAGGTTCCGGGATTACGTGAGTTTAGCGGACTTGTTGATGGGATAACGTCGTCTTTAAATTCGACTGAGCCGGGAAAGGTTGGGCAGGAACTTACCGACCAAGCGATCGGTTATATTAGGGCAAGGACCATCCCTGCTATTGTAAACGATTTTGCTAAAGGGATTGATCCCGTAGAACGCGAAACGGGCGGGAGTGCTGTTTCGCAAGCCGCCGCAAGTATTCCCGGTGTTAGACAGACGTTACCGGCGAAAGTCAATCAGCAGACAGGCGAGAGCATTAAGGGCGAAGGTTTTATTTCAACACTATTATTCGGCAACCGCGTTAAGACCGCAACTAACTCCGATGTCGTCAATGAGCTTGAACGGCTTTATCGCGTTAAAGAAGGCCCGGCGATGTCGGACATCAAAAGAAATTCTAAGCGCGTCGAGGAATTAAAATCTCAGGTCAGCAAAGAAAAATTCGACGAGGCAATAGGTTTTTACAGTGATCTTTATAGCAAGGCATCAGAGAACGCTATCAAGACCACTGATTATAAGACCGCTACCGACGAGCAAAAAAAGAAAATATTGAATAAAGTACGCGATGAAAGCATGGATCGTATGCTTAAGAAGTTCGGATATAAGCGTTCGGGAAAGTCAAAATAATTCTTTAAAAAAGCGTTTAATATTATATAATAAAAATAGATATAAACAAATAATTTTTCAGGGACACTCGGA